CTTTCGTTAACTCAGAGGATTCAATTAGCTCGTATAGAGCACGTTGAACCGCCTGTTGCGTGTATTGCATGCAAACAGGTTCGATAGCAATGATGCGGGGACCCTTCAACGTTTTCGGAACAGTAATTACCTTAACAGGTAGTTCCTGTTCTGGTTTAACGAACGTTACTTCTTGGAACTCCCTAGAATCGAAAGCGCCCAAATTATAAGCGTTATCGAAAAAGGGAAAGTAAGGTTCCAGACGTTCGTACCAATACCGCCAAACATATTTCTGATTACCAGAAATTCGTTCGGCAGTAGCACCGGGACCGTGCCTAGGGACCAGCATATCAGGGCGTAAAGCCCGTAACATGCGGCTCCAGAGCACAAAAGCAACAGAACGAAATTCGTCTGTAGCTTCTGTCGGCACTGAAAACAGTTGATTGGCTTGCTCAATCGCGATGAAGTTCTCGAGACTCTTGTTGACCCGAACTGGGCTACAAGGAAGCTCAATCTTCTTGAAAGTGAGGCAAATCTGCCTGATACTTCCAACGAGGACGGATGCTTCACTCGAGAAGCATTTATCTTTTTCATCGTAAATCCTCCCAGTCTCACGGTTAAACAAAAGACCGATCATACCTTGCAAAAACGCAGGGATTGATCCACTTTTCCGAAAACCTTGGAAAAGTGTTGGGTCTATTTGTCCACGCTCAAGTGCAGATTCAAAATCTCCGCAGAAGCGTGGAAGGGTTAATGTCAAAAATGACATCCCTTCTTGTTTAACCCGTGATCTCAAAGTATCGAGATCACGTAAATCAGAGACGTCAGCGATGCATTTTGCACAACTGTCTATATAGACAGTTTGTGCTACCTCTAGGTAGTCACTTACGTTGCTTTTCAAGTCTCCTCCTTTTAGGGGGTAAACTTCAAGCCACGTCACGTTTCCCGGTACCAGTTTGGTACTCGTGCCACAAAAGATTATAAGGGTATTAGCCCTACAATCCCCCATGGCACGAATCCCGTTACCTGCATACGGTAGGCTTTACAATAGGAGAAATTCCTACTGTGGCTTAATAGTTGAACTGGGAATCTTTTTCTCGTCTTTTGGACGAGCCTCTATCATCGCAGTGAACAAGCCTATTAAGGCTGGTGCAAGTGCGAAAATATTGGAGATTACCAGCGTAGAGACCTCATGGTCGCTTTTCTTCCTTTTGGAAGTGGGCGTCTTTGCGGTACTACGACTGTTGGCCATATAGCTTACCTGCAGCTGTAGAATCGAGCCAGCCCTGATGGGCTAGCACCAGCGATTGTACATCTTCACTCGAAAA